TGACCCTGAAGTCGGGTATAGTGTGCGTAGGGAGTGCTAATGACACTACATATACCTTTGCCGTATCAGAAGACGTTACAGCAAACGTTGTGGACGGCATAGCATCTTTTAGTAACCTCAATGTTTATCAAGGAATATTCTTAACCAAGCAATTCCAATATGATGGTTCTTTAGACCAAAGATTTGTTCTGAATAATTCTTTCATTGATACAACGACACTTAGGGTATACATTAAAAAAACAGAACAGTCCGGAATTGGTGTTGAGTATTTCCTTTCAGAAAATATTTTTGATGTAGATAAAAACTCTAAAATTTTCTTCATTAATGAAGTTCAGGATGAAAAATATGAATTGAGATTTGGTGATGGACTAATTGGTAAAAAACTTGGAGATGCAGTTGGTTCTGATGGGACAATAATTACTGCCAACTATATTATTACAGACGGAAGAGATGGAAATGGTGCTTCTAGTTTTTCATTCTCTGGAACATTAGAGAATGCGACTGGTGGAATTATTGATCCAGGAACTGTTACGATTACAACTAACCAATCGTCAATCAATGGTGGAGACATTGAACCTGTAGATTCGATTAAATATTATGCTCCAAGATTGTATTCATCTCAATATAGAGCAGTTACATCAAGAGACTATGAAACCATCATTAAAAAAATATATCCAGATACAGAGTCCGTATCTGTAGTTGGTGGTGAGGAAATGGATCCTCCACAATTCGGTACAGTTCAGATCAGTATTAAACCAAAAAATGGATCATTTGTTTCAGATTTTAATAAAACACAAATTTTATCAAAATTAAAGCAATTTACAGTATCTGGAATCAATCAAAAGATAACTGATCTTAAAATTCTCTATGTCGAACTTAATAGTTCTGTTTATTATAATTATTCTCAAGTATCGAGTGCAGATACATTAAAAACTTCTGTTACAAATTCTCTTCAAAAATATTCAGAATCTTTAGATTTAAATAAATTTGGAGGTAGAGTTAGGTATAGTAAACTGCAACAAGTTATTGATAATACAGATACTGCAATTACATCAAATATTACAAGAATTATTATTCGTAGAGATTTAAAACCTGTACTCAATAAGTTTGCACAATATGAACTATGTTATGGAAATCAATTTCATGTAAATACTAAAGGATTTAATATAAAATCTACCGGATTTAAAATTTTGGGAGAAACTGATACGGTTTATTTTACAGATATTCCAAATGCAGATTTAAAAACGGGTATTTTATCGATTGTAAAGCAAGTATCTGATGAAACAAGAGTGATAGTAAAATCTGCAGGAACTGTGGATTATCTAAAAGGTGAAATAATTTTAGGAACTGTTAATATCACATCAACTTCAATGAGTAATGGATTGATTGAAATACAAGCATTTCCAGAATCTAATGATGTTGTTGGACTGAGAGATTTGTATATCTCATTAAACATTTCTAAAAGTACAATAAATATTGTCAGGGATGTGATTGCTTCTGGGGATGAAATATCTGGAACCAGATTTGTTTCTGACTTCTATACATCAAGTTATTCAAACGGAAATTTAGTAAGAAAGTAATATGATACAAACTGGATTTGAATCTAGAATTAAAGTACAAGATCTTATTGACCATCAACTTCCAGAGTTTATCTTGGAAGAAAGTCCAAACGCAGTAGAATTTTTAAAGCAATATTATATTTCTCAAGAATATCAAGGTGGTCCTATTGATATTAGTGATAATTTAGATCAGTATTTGAAATTAGATAATTTAAAACCTGAAGTTATTGTAGATAGTACAACAACTAGTAATAGTGTATCATCTACTGATACTACTATTAGTGTTTCTAATACAAAAGGATTCCCTAATCAGTATGGACTTCTTAAAATTGATAATGAAGTCATTACATATACTGGAATTACTACCAATAGTTTTACTGGTTGTGTGCGCGGATTTAGTGGAGTAACCGATTACCATCAAGATTTGAATCGTGGAGAACTTGTTTTTTCCACATCAACAGCAGCAGAGCATTCTAACGATACATCTGTTCAGAATTTAAGTTCTTTATTTTTAAAAGATTTTTATAAAAAACTGAAGTATACTTTTACTCCAGGATTGGAAAATATTAAATTTTCAGATGAAATTGACGTTGGTAATTTTATCAGAAGAGCAAAAGATTTTTATGCTTCTAAAGGAACAGATGAAGCAATAAAAATACTTTTCAAAGTTATTTTTGGAGAAACTCCTTCAATTATAAATTTGGAAGATTATTTAATCAAACCTTCTTCCGCAAATTATGTAAGAAGAGAAGTTGCAATAGCAGAAGTAATATCAGGTGAACCCTCAAAAATTGTCGGACAAACTCTCATAAAGACTACTGATGAGAACACAACTGCTTCAATATCGGCTATAGAATCATTTTCAAGAAAAGGAAAAACATTCTATAAAATTGAATTTTATATTGGAAATACTGTTGATTCTTCTTCAGTTCAAGGAAATTTTGAAATTACTCCAAATACAAAATTAATTGAAAGTGTATCTGTAGGATCTTCCATTTTAACAGTGGATTCAACTCTAAGTTTTCCACAATCTGGAACATTAATTTCAGGAACTAATACTATTTCTTACACTGGAAAAAGTATTAATCAATTTTTTGGATGTACTGGTATCAACGATATTATAACTACATCATCAAATATTAGATCTAAAGACACTTACTTTTCTTATGAAGATGGAGATACTTCTAAGAAAGTTGAATTAATATTGCTTGGAGTAATACAAGATTTAGTAGAAGAAAATGAAGACTTTAAAGTAGACGAAAATGATATAATTACAATTAAAAATCTTGGAGACAAGATTAAGAATAGTAATTTAAACTGGAAAGAGATTTTTGCAAATTCTTTCATATACAATACCAGCACAAGATATCAGATTGTAAATAATTCGAGTGTAAAATTAGGATCGACTATTGATAGATCCAGTTTAAAAATTGGAGATGAAGTTGAAATATTAGAAAGAGGTAGTGAACTTGTAGTATCCTCTGCTAATACACCTTATATTCAAGATATCGATACTTCAGTAAATTCTTTAAGTTTAATAAACAAACCAACTTTAGAAAACAATAAAGAATATGATGTAAGAAGAAAATTAAATAAAACAAAATCTTCAGGTTCAAATTTTGAAAGTAGTTCTGTATTATCAGACATTCTTAATGTATATGTTGATAAAGATGATTACGCATATGTAGCATCAAATTCACTACCTTCCGAAGAAAAAAATGGAATTGTAGATTATCGTCTTGATATTGAAACTAGTATTAAAAAAGTAAGTATTGCTAGCACTTTTAATATTCCAGAAATTTCAGGAGGTAACAATGTTTATAATATAATTCAATTCAATCCTTCCATCCCATTTTTAACAGGAGATAAAATATATTATCTTCCACAAGATGAACCTTTAGTTGGATTGCAAACTGGTAATTATTATGTAAAAGTAACATCTACAAATCAATTCAAATTATATACTACACCTTCTTTATTAGATTCGGACAGTAATGTATCATTTCAAATACCAAATTCTGGTATAGGAACTCACACTTTTATTTTAAACTCTCAAGTAAAAACTGATCTAGGAATACAAAAACTTTTAAGAAAGTTCCCATTAGAAAAAAATATTGAAAATGGTTCCGGAACTTTGACAGTTCCTGGAACTACTGGAATGTTAATTAATGGTGTCGAAATTAATAATTATAAATCTAAAGATGTAATTTACTATGGTCCTATTGAGGATGTAGATATTCTCTCTGGTGGAGAAGATTTTGATGTAATTAATCCACCATTAGTAGAAGTTTCTACTGGTGCTGGTATTACTGCAAAAATTCAACCTGTTATTAGTGGAGGTTTTGAAAAAGTATATGTAGATTCGCAAGATTATAATATTGGAGAGATAACTTCTATTAATATTTCAGGAGGAAATGGTAGTGGTGCTGTAATCGAACCTGTAATAATTGAAAAACCTAGAGAAGTTTTATTTGATGCAGATGAATTTTCTAGTGGTGGTGGAGTTAGTGAAACAACTAACCAAATTTTATTTTTAACAGATCATAATTTCGTTAATGGTCAAGAAGTAATTTATAATTCTTTAGGAAATAATCCAATAGCAATTGGAACCGCAGGAACTAATTTCAGTCTACCTACCAATTCAGTATATTTTGTTGGTGTTACTAATAACAAAGCAATAAAATTATATAATAATTTAAGTGATCAACAATCAGATACAAATGTTGTAGGAATCTATACAGGTTCTGTTGGAACGCATAAGTTCTCAACTCTTTCGTCTTCAAGACAAGTTTCTTATATAAAAGTAATTGATAAAGGGGAAGGATACACAAATAGAAAGTTGATCGTAAGTCCTACTGGAATATCTACATCAAACAATACTGTTACCTTTAAAAATCATGGATTTAATGATGGTGAAATTGTAGAATATGCAGGATCTGTTTCCGGAACTTCAACTTTTAAAAAGGGTGGTATTGCTGGAAAATTCTTTAATGGAAGTTGGAGATCAGTAATATCTACTGGTAATATAGGATCAATACCTCTTACTACGGCAAATGATAGTAGTAATGTAACAGGAACATCTGGATTACCAGATCCAAGTTATAGGTTTGGAGTGAATTTCTGGAGTAGTGTTAATTTTGGTAATAGTATAGGAGATAATTATGGATGGATTGGAGTAGGATATTTTAGACCAAGAGTATCTGGAACATATAAATTCTACACCCGTTCAGATGATGGAAGTGGTATTTGGATAGGTAATCTTGCACTTGAGGGTCAAACAAGAACAAAGGCTAATGCTACATTAGATAATGGGATGGGTTCTGGTCAAGCAGCAACAGAAAGATCAGCAACTATAGACTTAATTGCCGGTGTTTATTATCCGTTTAGAGTGGTAATGGAAGAAACTGCTGGTGGTGATTCTTTTAGAATTAGTTATGAAGGTCCCGGTATAACAAAAACAACTGATTTATCGGAAGATTTTTATGCATCTGCTACAGCAGATGGTACTATTACTGGAAACTTTGCTGAACCAATTCCAATAGCAGGTGTAGAAACTACAAATCAATATTATGTTTTGAAACTTGATGATGATACATTTAGAATATGTGATGCTGGTATTGGAGGAACTATCACCTCTAATTTTGAAAGACAAGATTATGTTAAATTTGTATCAACTGGATCACAAAATCAAGTATTCAAATATTCTGATATTTCTGTTTCGATTAAATACAATACTGTAGGATTTGGCACCACTACTCAACAAAATAATGATTTAATAGTAACTCCAGTAGTAAAAGGAAGTATTATTGATGCCTATGTTTACGAAGCAGGAACTGGTTATGGATCTACAATTTTAAACTTGGAGAAAAAACCATTAATTACTATAAAAAATGGTAAATCTGCCCAATTAACACCATCTATTGTTGATGGAAAAATAATTAATGTTTTTAAAAGTTATGTTGGAAGTGAATATTACTCTACTCCAGATTTAGTTGTTTCTGGATCTGGCACTGGGGCCGAGTTAAGAGCAATAATTAATAATGGGGAAATATCAGAAGTAAAAGTTCTGAATACGGGCATTGGGTATTCTGCATCAAACACAAAAATTGAAGTTGTCTCATCAGGAAAAAATGCTTTTATTGATCCACAAATAAGAAAATTAACTTTAAATGATAATATTGCAAGATTCACTACTGGAGAAGTTTTATTAGAAGGTAAAGATAAACTTCAATATTCAGTATCAAAATATTTTGAGAATTTGAGAAATTCCTTTAAAGAAAGTTCCGTTGGATCTGCAAATACAAGTATTTCACATATAATTGGATGGGCTTATGATGGAAATCCAGTATATGGGCCATATGGATATTCAGATCCTAATGCATCTTCTGGAACGAGATTATTAGAATCTGGATATATTTTAAACACATCTAATGTTGAAGATAGACCATCTGGATTTAATGCTGGTTTTTTTGTCGAAGACTATCAATTTAATGGTGTTGGAGATTTAGATGAATATAATGGTAGATATGAAAAAAATGTAGAGTATCCGAATGGTGTTTATGCATACCATGCTACAATAGACCAATTTCCATATTTTATAGGTAATAAGTATAAATCAAAATTAATTTCCAATTCTGATTTGGAACAATCATTTGATTTCAATAATTCAAATTTATTGAGAAACACATTACCATATAAAGTATCAGAACTAAATGCTGATTATGATTTTATTAATGAAACTAGTGATGTTTTAGATCAAAAAATAGAAGTAGTATCTGTAACATCAGACTCTGTAAAATCTATAGAGATTGAAAATTCTGGCAGTAATTACAAAGTTGGAGATAAATTAATATTTGATGATACTGATACTTCAGGAAGTGGTTTAGATGTTAATATTGCTTCCATTAAAGGAAAGAGTATTGTAGAATTAAATACAAATTCAACTGAATATTTAAATTCTATTTTTACATGGGAATCTACAAGTAGAGTAAAAGTATCAATATTACCCAATCATGATCTTTTAAATCTAGATTATGTAACTATATCTGGATTTTCTACAAATCTATCGACACTTAATGGAACACATCAAATTACAGTTCCTTCTTATGCAAATGGAAGATGTCTTTCTACTATAACATCTGCA